TATATGTCATTAATAATATAATATATTTATTTATTTATAAAAAACACATTTATAAGATTTTTTTTATAAATAAATATTTTATAATTTTTCTGAAATTTTTATAATTTCTCTGAAAATAGCAATAAATTATTATTAAAATCAATAATTTAAATAAAATGATATGAATCCAGATTATTTAAAATTTAAATAAAGTTATAATAAATATGTTCATTTTTTAATTATTAGTTTATAAATAAACTAATAATAAATAGTAAATGAAATAAACATGTCTAATATTAAATTAATAAATAATGTAAAATTACATGTTTTAAAATTAAACTGCCTAATGTATTGTCTAATTCTTTAATAATCAAAAATTATCTTTGATTTTTTATATTTTCTAATATTTGTGTTTAATTTCATGGTTTTAGTTGACTTTGTGTATAATGAAATATATTATTATATTTATCCATACAATATATTATATCATGTTTATCAATAACTATATAATTTTTATTATTGATAATATATTTGGAACTTCGTTTATTTTATTAATTTTCAATATATTGTTTTTATATTATTATTTTTTTTAGGAACTCATTAATGTATTATTATTTATATATAGTCTATAAAAAAGTATCCTTAGATTAATATATTTAATTTTTCTGAAAATATAAAAAATGATAATTATTTTATTTATTAATTTATCATAATAATTAATTATGCCAAAATATAATATGGTAGAATTATCAAATGATAAAATATATATATATAATTATAATAAATTTGATATATTAGTATTTCATAATTATATAAAACAAATATTAAATTTAAAATATTATATAATTTTATTAAATCTTAAAAATGAAATACAAATTAGAATACCTTATTATGATAATAATAATGATTTTATTTTAAATTATAAAATAAATTATCATGAAATATATAGTATCAATAGTATTAAAATTATAATAATGGATGACATTATAGGTAATTATATAGATATATTTCATGAAAAAATATCTGAATATTTGTATAGATATGAATTATATTATAATAATCTTAATTCAAGATATTTATTATATAATTTTCAATCAATATTATTAGATTTAGAACAAATCACAACTTTTTATAATAATTTATCAGAAGAATTACAATTAAATTATGATATATTAGTATTATATTCTTCAATAAAGTCTAATGTATATATAGAATCAATGAGACAAATCTATAATATAAGTCAATTTTTAATAGATATTATTAGATACAATAATGATATATTTTATCAGTTACATAATAATTTTATTTCTGATTTAGAAATAGAAAAAAAAAAATATAATAATAGTGATTATCAAAATTTTATTAGTTCAGGAGCTTTAATTTCTATATATGCTTTACGATATTTAAATTTTTCATATTTAAATACTAATATTAAATATAGTAATTATAATAATTTTATATTAACAAAACAACAAATAAATATTAGATATGATCATTGTAATATGATACACCTTATTAAAGATTATAATAATTCAACATTGTATAATAATTATTGTAATTTTATATTTAATACTATTAATGTATATGATAATGTATTAGCTTATGTACCTTATTTAAAATTGAAAAATGATTATACTATTATAATTAAAGCGGTTGCTTATAATGGACGTTCATTACAATATGCATCTAGATTATTAAAAAATAATTATAAAATAGTTGAAACAGCAATTAAAGAAAATGGAAATGCATTACAATATGCATCTTTAAATTTACAAAATAATAATAAATTAATTATTACATCTGTTTTTAATATATGGTTGCGTTTTATGTTAAAAATATAATAAGATCAATAAAAAAATAATATTTATTATTTAAAATTGGTATTAAAATTGGTATTAAATTGGTATTAAATTGGTATAACATTGGTATTTTAAATTTGGTATTTTAAAATTGGAATTTTAAAATTGATATTAAAATTAGAATTTTAAAATTGGTATTAAAATTGATATTTTAAATTTGGTATTTTAAAATTGATATTTTAAAATTGGTATTTTAAAATTGATATTTTAAAATTGGTATTTTAAAATTGGTATTTTAAAATTGATATTTTTAAATTGGTATTTTAAATTTGGTATTATTGCTATTTTTAGAGAAATTATAAAATATTTTAATTTAAGATTTAAAATTAATTTTTTTGAATTTTTTATAATTTATCTAAAAACAAGAATAAATTAGTATTTTAAAATTAGTATATTATTGTTATTTTCAGAGAAATTATAAAAATTTTAGAAAAATTATAAAAAATTTATAAATCTTTAATTAATACATCCCCATAGAAATTATAAAAAATTAAAAAAAATAAAACAAGTTAACGAAGTTCCCAAAATATTTTAATTTATGTTTTTAAAAATTATTTTAATTTATGGTTTAAAAAATTATTTTATAATTTTTCTGGGAACTTCGTTAATTTTTATAATTTCTCGGAAAATAACAATAAAATTAGTATATTAAAATTAGTATTTTAAAATTAGTTTTTGAATATTTTTATATATTGGACATGTTTATTATCATATATTTTATTTATTATTTGATTTAAATAAATAAAGTTTCTATTATTTTATTTAAATTATTTATTTTAATAATAATGGACATGTTATTATTATCGGTTATAATTATTGTTTATTATAATCTTAATAAAAAAAACTATAAATAAATTATGCTTCCATATATGTTTATTATTATAATTAGCGCCATCTTAATTATAAAATTAGTTTTTGTTTATTATTATTGCTATTTTCAGAAAAATTATAAAATATTTTAATTTAAGATTTAAATTAATTTCATATTTTTTCTAAAAATTTTATAATTTCTCTGAAAATAACAATAATTTACTGGAACTTTATTTATTACACAAATTATTAGTTTTAATAATAATTTTAATTATTTAAATTATTATTACAACTAATAATTGAAGTTCCTTTAAATAAAATTATTGGGAACTTCAATAATTACAATTATTTAAATTATTATTTTGTAATTTTTAAATAAACTTATAATAAATAGTAAATAAAACAGATAATAATAAACATGTCCAATTTAAATAATATTTTTAAACTAATAATTTGTATAATATATAAATTAATAATAAACAACAAATAATTAAATAATAGGCAATAAATATAAGTATAATAATAAACAAGATTGATAAAAAATTATATGGAACTACGTTTATTCATTTTATATTTAATTTGGATTCTTATATAATTTATTAATATATTTTTTAAAATAGTATATCTAATGATTTATTTAATATATTAGTGTATTCAAAAATAATAATAAATATTTTTAATTAGGGAACTTTGTTTATTTTAATTTAAAAAAATCTAATCTATTATAGGGTAAGGAAGTCAAGTTTTATTGCATTTTTTATAAACTAAAATTTAATATTATAAAAGCCGCAGCTATATGAGTAAAACTATAATAATTTTTTAATGTGTTATCATTAATAATAATTACACGTTTAAAACATTTTTTTAATTTATTAAAAAATGTTCAATCTTATAATAGCATTCCTAACGGTCTTTCCTAACGGTCTTTCCTAACGGTCTTTCCTAACGGTCTTTAATGAAAGTTCATCTATATTATTTATGACTTGTCTATTATTTTTCATATTATATTTTTAGGTGTAATTAATTTTATTTTATTTTAATTATAAATTTTATTCCTATAATTATCTCCTTTATTAATAATTATATAATTATATGCAATAGCATATATACAAATATAGTGCGTTTGGGAAAAAAATAAAATATTTTATTTTTAAGATGTTTAAAAATGTAATAATTGAAACTTCATAATTTTAAGAACATAATTTTTAGAACTTCATTTATTTTAAAAAAATTATTAATTTATTAAATTGGGCATGTTTAGTATCATCTGTTCGGATTACTGTTTAGTATTAACCTTATTGAAAAATAATAATAATAAATAAACAAAGTCTAATATAAAATAATTATAATAGAATAAAATAAATAAAGATTGCTTTCTTAAAAGTATAATTATTTTATATTGGGAACTTCGTTAACTTCATTTATTATTTTTTATTGGGAACTTTGTTAATTTCGTTTATTAATTATTATTATTATTTTTCAATAAGGTTAATACTAAACAGTAATCCGAATATATGATACTAAACATGACCTTTATATTATTTTTTATTGGAAACTTTGTTAACTTCGTTTATTAATTATTATTATTATTTTTCAATAAGATTAATACTAAACAGTAATCCGAACAGATGATACTAAACATGCCCATTAAAATATATTTATTATTTATATTGTCATGACTATATATAATTTTACAAATAAATAATATTTTTTGTTTATTTTATATGATAATACATAAATATGCATATGTATAGTGTAATTAAAATATGTATTCTTGTTTAGAGAAATTATAAAAATTTTAGAATAATTATAAAATTAATTTTTAATTTATGATTTAAAAATTAATTTTATATTTTTGTAAAATGTTTATAATTTTTCTGTAAATAGTAATAATATAATTTTTTTAAAATATTTTTTAATTTTTCTAAAATTTTTATAATTTTTGTAAAGATAGCAATAATATATTTATTTAATAATTAATTATATATGCTCTTATACATATCAAATTTTGTGCTGATATATCACCAATACGACCTTGCCCAGAGCAAATTATATATCGTCCATCTTCTGATATCTTTACAAAGCACGCAGAGTTTGCTCCCCAATTTGAATATGTATCATAATAAGTAATAAATTTCCAGCCTGTTGTTGAGTATGCAAATAATTGTTGTGAAGGACTGCTAGCATTCCATGATCCTGATAATATCATACTGTTGTTAGAAATACCTAACTCTTCTGTCAGCAGTCCATTAGGAACATAACAACTACTTGCAATAATCCAATCAACATTATTATAAAAAAATACATAAAAAGTCTTACTATTATCTACGGGAATAATCATACTATAACCACTCTCTAACAGTTTTGGATATGATGGTCTTGCAGCTAAATTATATGTACTTTGTGTAATTGTAGAACCTAATTGCGACCATTGTAATGTTTGAGGGTTATATTGATTAACTTTAACATATGGATCACCTCCCGGAATAAACCCTAAAAAAGCATTTATTAATCCAGTCTTAGAAAAGGTTAGTCCACGCGTCCTTTCCCTAGTAGAATTCATATATATAATATTATTACCTAATTGGGTCCATTGATTATTATTAAATTGAAATACTTGTATAGCACTAGAAAAAATAAAATCATTATAAAAACCAGTACTTACTATATTACCATCATACGAAATACCTGACCAAGCTCCTGTGGAATAACCAACCGTAATATCACCGTATATAATTTGACCTTTCTGAACCCATGAAGAACCATTATAATTATATACTATCATAGACCCCTGACAATGTGTTGCTGTTCCAATACCTACATAACCTGGGAAACTTTTTAGAACAGTCATTCCATCATATGATAAATTACAACCATATGTATATTCACTAGCATCAGCATTAAATGATCCTACTATTGGATTACCTAATAAAGTCCATACATTATTTATAATTTGATAAATAGATGTAACTCCAGGACCTCTACCGTTGGTATTTGGAGATGTATTATTTGGAATTGTTGCCATTCCAATAGCAATAACAGAGCCTGAACCCGATATTGTTACTGATGAAATACATGAGTATGATAAACCTGCCGGAACAACCGGAGGAAATATATTTCCATATTGACTTACACCTTTAGGTAAATTTGTAAGTCCGGCCGGTGGTTGTGCGGGGGGTGATGGCACTGTTAAAGTTCTCATACCAACCCCAACTAATCCATCCGGATCTGTAGCATTATAAGTAATTAAATATGATCCTATAGATAAGCTACTTGTTTGTGCTATTAATGTTGAATTTCCAGATATTAATATTGGATTAATAATAATATTATTAGATCCATTATTAATACTTGTTATATAACCTTTTATATTTGAATAGACAGGACTATATATAGATATTCCTGGTTCTATAAATGTAGTTCCTTGAGTTATATTAATATTAGATGATCCTATTAAAGTTATATTAGGTGGAGTATCATTTACTCTTACTTTTAATATTCCACCAGTTCTATATAATCCCCATAATGGAATACCGGCTTCCCTAGCAATACTATTAGAAAAATAATTAGGTAATTTAGTTATTATTTGACCTAATACATTTAAATTAGCTAATAAAGTATTATTACCATATAATAATGTTGGTCCAGATATATTTAATGATGAATTAATACTAGTATTATTATTTAATACTGTAGTATTTAATATATTTAAATTTGAAATACCATATAAAGAATTATTTATAATCATATTATTTGATATATTTAAATTACTTAATATAGTAGTATAACCTAAATTACTTGTTCCTGAAACATATAAATTTAACATATTACAATTATTAGATGAAAAATTATTTACATTAATAAAACTTAATATAGTATTATTACCAACTATATTATTATTAACTATATTTAATGAACTATTAATTGTTAAATTATTATTCATAAAACACGAAGAAGTATTTGATATATTTAATTGGTTTAATATTGTTGTATTTCCATTTATTATTGTATTATTTGAAATATTTAATGAACTTATTATACTTGTAGAATTATTAATAATATTTGAAGAATAAATATTTAAATTATTATTAATATTTACATTATTATTCAATTGACAAAATCCAGAAATATTTAATATTGAATATATATTAGTTGGTCCTAATTTTGTTGTTCCAGATATATTTATATTATTATATATATCTTGAACAGCAATATATCCATATGTATTTTCTATAGGAGTTTTAATAATAAATCTAGATGCATCAGTATTAGTTTGTATAAATCCTATACCAGATATACCGTAACATTGTATACCACAATAATTACCAATATCATTACCAGTATTATAATCATTTGAATTAATATTTAATGTAATAATTTTATCTATAATTTGAATATTTACAGTTGCATCATATAAAGCAGTTCCAGTTATATTTATTTGAGTATTACTATTACCAATATTAATAGTATTTCCAAATATATTTAAATTATTACCTTGGATTGTATCAGTTAATACATTATTTTTACATATAGCTGATCCAGAAATATTTAAAGTAGAATTTATACTAGTATAACCTATTATATTTGTTGATCCGCCAACATTTAATATATTATTTAATATACTACTTGATGATATTTTTAAATTAGATAATATACTAAGATTATTATTAATAATTGTTATTCCTGATACATTTAATATATTCATTACAGTCATACAATTGTTATTTATTAATGTTCCTTTAATATTTAAATTAGACTTAAATATATTTATATTTTCTTGTTGATATGGTTGATTACTATTTTGTAATATACTAAATCCAGAAATATATAAATTAGTATTTATTGATACTTTTGTAGATAATATAGTATTATCATTTACATTTTGAATATTATTAAAATTAAGCATTGAAATATAAATATTTTTAAAAAAAACATCATACGCAGCCATATTATTTTATATTAGATATTAATTTTATATTGCCATTTCTAAACGTTTACGTAATACGTTAATTTTTTTATTTAATATAACTGAAAAACTAAATAAAATATATAATATCATTCCTCCGCTTGATACTTCTTTTAATTGCATATAATTAAACCCACACTGATTATCAAAAGGAAATGGAACTTTACATAATATATTTCTACCAAAATAAGCTAAAATCCCAATTATAGATATCATAATTGTAAATTCTGTAAAATGCATTAATGTTGATTTATTATTTATATTTTCATCAGTTTCATCATTAAAATATTTAAATAAATATTTATCACTATAAAATACCATTAATAAACTAGCATAAGAAAATATTATTGTTGAATAAATTATTGCTATAATTTTTATAAAAATTATATAATAATTATTATTTTCAGTCATTATTATATATTAGATATTTTATAATATTAAAAAATATTTTATTTTTAATTGTTCTTCTACAGGATATATAAATTTTATTTTATCTTTTAATAAATATGAACATATAGCCATATTAACATCTTGTTCAAAACTATATTTAATTGTTAATCTTGAATTTAATAATAATAATCTAATATAATAATGTTCATTAGTATCTGTATTGTCTAATTTTAATGCATAATTTAGTAAATCTTTAGCTAGTTGAGTATATTTAGAATTAATAGAAGGAACTAACCAACCCCAATGCCATATATTAGTTTTTAAATCTAAATATCCTAATAATTCATATTTTCCATGATATAATATTTTATTATCATCATATATTTTTATATTATTATTATCTAATTTTATTTGTGGTTTTGTTGTTTTACTAAAAAATGAATATGATAATTTTTGGTCATCATAATAATCCAATGCTGTTTTTATAAAATCATTAAATTCATTCATTATATATAATTAGATATTATCATATTACATATAATAATTTGAAAATGAGTAATTTTATTATAGATATGTTTAATATATAATAATACAATTATTAATTATTATAAATAATTAAAATTTATTAAATGGGTGAGTTTGATTTATAATAAATATTTTTTTTTGTTAAAATCAAATATATTTTATTAATTTTAAAATTATAAAATAATTTTAAAATTAATTTTCTATATATAATATAATGACTGAAAAAGTTTCTGCTGAGTTTGTTCATACAGTTAAAAAATATATTGAATATGATGATAAAATAAAAGAAATTAAAAAATCATTAAAAGAATTATCAACTGTAAAAAAACAAAACGAAGAATATATTTTAGAATATTTACAATCTATAGAAGAAAATACTATTGATATTTCTAATGGAAAATTGATTAGAAGTGTTACTAAAACACAATCTCCATTAAAAAAAGAATTAATACAAAAAACTTTAACTGATATAATAGGTGATAATTCTAAAGCTTTAGATATAACAGATAAAATAGTTAAATCAAGACCAATCGTAGAAAAAGTAGTATTAAAAAGAACAACTCAAAAAGTTAATGATTAATTATTTTTAAGTAACAAAAAGACTATATTCTTCAATATCAGACTCTTGAGAATTATATTTAGATGATAATTTAAAATTATTATTTAAAAATTTTATTTTATCAGTTAATAAATAATTATTAATTTTATAATTAGCATTAATTTTTACATATTTTTTTCGTTTCTTAACTATATCTTTTAATTCATCTAATTTATCTTTATTTTTTCTATAATATACTACTTTAGACCATGTTATTTCTAATATTGGTATTATTTTTTCTAAAAATGGAATATTTCTAGGTATTGATACATTATGTGATTTATCCAGTTTCCAATAAATTATTCTATTAAAATAATATTTTTCATGTATATCAGGATATAAATTATGGTATTCATCTAATATTTTTAAAATCCAATTATTATATTGTTCAATACTTAAATCTAATCTTTTAGGATAAATATATTTACTTTTCCATTTTATTATATCTTTATCAAATTCAGGTTTAAAATGTTTAGGGTAAAATTCTAATATTATTCCCTTTTTTAATTTATTATCAATACTAATAGAATGACTATTAGTATTTTCTGTATTAATACATTCTGAACATGTATCTAGCATAAATTCATTTTTATTATTATATTCACTTATTTTACATTGCCAAAAATCACATATATCTAACTCACAACATTCCAATTGTTGTTGAATTTGACAATAATAATAATATGGACATATATCATCTATTATTTCACCTCTAGTTATTATTTCTCGTGTAACAGGACATTTAATTTCTAACATGGTACCAAATTTTGAAGAAAATTTATTATCTAAAGTATATTTAGAACAAATACCATCAGGAGAAGCACCTAAAAAAATATATTTATCTGAAGGTAAAGCGCCAAATTCAAATACTCTAGTATTATATATATGTTCATATAACATTGTAGCTATTGGTTCATACTTTTTACCATGATATACAGCATCGTTATCTCTAAATGGATGATTTGGATCACATTTTTTTAAAATAAATTCTTCAACTGTTTCATATGGATTACAATCAATGGCAGCAGCAGTATCTGATGCAGTTATACGATTATATCTATATATAAACCATTCTTTAGTTCGTTGTTCTGGTTGAGGAAGTAATTTTAACTTATTAAATTGTTTTTCTAATTTAATAAAATCATTAGAAACTTGAATATCAGGATATAAATCCTCAAACTCTCTAAAACAATTTTGTCCATTAGTAAATATTATTTTTTTATTTAAATTATAATTTGGTATAAATAAACGATTAAAAATTTCTTCTATAATTTCTTTATCATATAAATTTATTAAATTATTTTTTAATATAATTAATTCTTCATATTTAATTTTTTTTGTAGGCAGAGTATTTATTATATTATTCATAATATCCGTTATTATTCCAAAATTAGTCATTATTATTAATAAATAAATAATTGTTTAAACCAAATTCATAAAAATATAAAATTAATATAGAAGCAAACTTTATTATTTAGAAACAAATTATAAATACATAATATATTAATTTATTTCTGAAAATAAATAATATTAATAAAATTTTATTAATATTATTTAGTTGGTATTTAGTTGGTATTTATAGTATTATACTTCATATAAATATGATATAGGAATATTATTAGTAATTGCAAATTCTATTTCAGATTTAGTTGATGATCCTATATAATTATTTTCATTAATTATAAATATAAAATTTGACATTAAAATTTTTTTTTTATGTAATTCATCTAATTTAATTTTTTCTTCATCTGTAATACTTATATTATCTGCATGTGCATAACATCCGGGAGATAATACTATATATCCTTCTAATGTAAATTTACAATTCATATCTTCAAATTGTTTTTTAAATTTGGTTGATCCACATAAAGTAACTATTGATGGCTGAATATTCATATAAATATATATATTAATTTAATATTTAAAATATTTTTTTATCATTTTTTTATTATTTTTAAAAATGATAAATTTTTATTTTAAATATTAATTGTAATTAATATTTATATGGCACTACGAAGATTACGATTAGAATATACAGAATATTTAAATAATATTAGTCCTTATTATTCATTAGAACCGTCAGATGATTTTTATACTTGGAAAGTATTATTATTTGGACCACTTGAAACAATATATGAAGGTGGTATATTTGATTGTTCTTTAATTTTTACTCATGAATATCCATATAAACCTCCAGAATTTATTTTTAATACAAAATTATTACATCCTAATATTTATTCTAATGGTAAAATGTGTATTAGTATTTTACATGAAGGAGAAGATATTTCTTCTTATGAACATATTAGTGAAAGATGGAACCCTTCTCAAAGTGTTAATAGTATATTATTAAGCGTATTAAGCATTTTAATTGAACCAAATTTAAATTCACCAGCTAATATTGATATTAATAATTTATATAAAAATAATTATAATGAATATAAAAATTTAATATATCATTTAATAGCTAAACAATAATTTAATATATTTATTATATATTTTATTTATATGTTCTCAAAAATAAAATTTCAGAAAAAAATAAACAAAGTTCTAATAATTATTTATTATTGTTTTAGACAAAATAAATATATTTATTATTATTAGTTTATGTTTTGTATAATTTTATTAAAAATTAAATAATTAAAATTAATAATTTATGTAATATGAATATTAGAAGCAAGTTTTTTAATTTTATTTATTTTCTAATAAATAATAAATAAAATAAGGTAATAAACATTAAAAGCATAATTCATAATAATAAATATATATTAGAAACAATCTTTATTAACTTTGTAAATTTTTATATTATAATAAATATATCTATATTAAAAATATAAAATATTTTTAAATATTTTTATTTTTTTTTGTTTACTATTTATTATTATGTGTTATTTAAAAAATTAAAAAAATATATTTTTTTAATTTTTTAAATATTTTTTGTATTTTTAAAATCATAATTTAGAAATTAATATTTTTCTAAAATGCACTGAAAAAATAAACAAAGTTCCCAAATAGCTATCATTTATTATATTATTAGTAATAATAAATATACACAGTTTTTAAATTGATAATATTATTGTTATTTTCAGATAAATTATAAAAATTTCAGAAAAATTATAATAAATAATTTTTAAATCTTAAATTAAAATATTTTGAAACATAGTTTATTTTTTTAAAATTTTTATAAATTATCTGAAGATGTGATAATTTAAGATTTAAAAATTATTTTTATAATTTTTCTGAATTTTTTATAATTTCTCTGAAAATAACAATAATATATTAAACCTATATATGTATTAATAAATAAAATTTAATATAATTAGTTTCCTTAATAACAATTATTAATACTGTTAAATATATAAAAGAATAAAAATGTTTAACAAAACTTTGTTTATTTATCATAACTAATATATATTCATTGAGACATGTTTATTATCGTCAGTTATAATTAGTTTTTATTATAATCTTATTGAAAAAAAATATAAATAAATTGTATTTCCATATATGTTTATTATTATAATTAACACCATATTAATTATATAATTAGTTTTTGTTTATTATTAATTTACGGGAACTTTGTTAATTTCTTTTATTACACAAATTATTAGTTTTAATAATAATTTTAATTATTTAAATTATTATTTGTAATATTTAAATAAATTTATAATATACATGTCCATTTATATAAATATAAATATATAAATTGAATGAGAATACTATTTATATATTACAATGAAAAAGTCTAATTTTGTATTAGTTTAATTTATATTTATATAAATATATAAATTGAATGAAAACACTTATATAAAAATGATTACATATCATATTTTCTCATTATGTATTATTATTATCATTTCTTTTAATACGTTCATGTCTTTAAATATATATTTAACTAAATATGAGTATGATATTTTAACTAAATTCATAAATAAGATAATATCTATATCTAGTTCATTACATTGACTATATAGTAAATTTGCTAACATTAAATTTCGTATGTCTTTAGTAAATTTAATTTTATATAATACTAGCACTTTTATATTATTATGTACCGCCATAGTAATAATAGATAATAACAATAATATTACGTTATTAATAGTAAATGTGTCTGAGTTATTATATAATTCAGATGTAAATAATATATATTTTTTATTTGATTGTGTACCCACTATATACTCACAACAATAATATCGGTTAAATGTTTGTATATATAATTGTGAATTAGTTGATTGTGGACTCTCAATCAACCTTTTATAAGAATTCAATATATTAGAATTCTTAGTATTTTTAAAAAAATATAATCCTATATTATTAAAATTCACTATATGTTTAGTTAATAATGAATTAGTATATTTAATATTATTACATTCAGGTATGTTGTTACTAAATATTTCTTTAATTGATATATTATGTTTAATACAAATATATCCACTTATATCCTGGTAAAATTCAATCATATAATATTTTTCTAAATCATTATTTATTCCTAATTGTAGGTTGGATTCTTCAAAATTTATGCTATCATAAATTTCATCAATTTGTAGTAATTTAGCTTGTGAAGGGTATACGGGAGTAACTGAAGTAGTTTGCATATCTCGTTGATGATTACGACGAGGTTCATGTTGTTGAACTCGTTCTGTTTTATATTGTAGGGGATAATTAGTACCTAAAGGTTGCATAGCTCGATGATTAAATTGAGATTCAGCTGATATGGATAAGTTAGTATCTAATTTTCGTGTAGCGTGTGGAGAAATATGTCGAGGTTCAGATATTTGTTGAGTTTGATGTGGTTTAATTTGATTATTAAAAATATTAGTTGTTAGAGGTTGATGATCTCGATCTGTTTTATCTTGTAGGGATAAGTTAGTAGTTAAAGGTTGCATAGCTTGTAGAGGAGTAAGACGAGGTTCATGTTGTGGTGTTTTAGCTTGTGGGGATACGTTAGTAACTGAAGTTTGTATAGGGTGATGATTATGTAGAGGTTCAGATATTTGTTGAGTTTGATGTGATTTAATTTGATTATGAGAAATATGAGATGTTAGAGGTTTTTGTGATTGTTTTTTTTTAATTGGATAAAACTTACGTAATTGTTGTTGTGATTGTTTTTTTTTAATTGGAGAAAACTTACGTAATTTTGTTTGTGAAATTTTTTTTTTAATTGGAGAAAACTTACGTAATTTTGTTTGTGAAATTTTTTTTTTAATTGGAGAAAACTTACGTAATTGTTTTTGTGAATGTGGATGGGATAATTTTTTTTGTGAAATTTTTTTTTTAATGGGAACTGATGACCGTGATAATTTTTTATATGGATTTATTTTTTTATTTAATTGTTTTATTGATAATGTAGGTTTAGATTTACTCTTAAACGTGGTTGGGGTGTTTGGTTTTTTTATTATTGAAGTTGTTTTATATTGTATATTATTATTTAAATTATTAATTAATTTTAAATATTTAATTTTATATTTTATATATTTATTTTTATAATCATTAGTATTATTTATTATATATATATATATATATATATATATATATATTTATATATAAATAATATAGTATTTGTGTATATATAAGTTTACAAAACAATATCTAATTAATATTTATATATATTAATTATAATTTAAATTAATAAAGTTTCCAAAAATAAATATATATATATATTCTAGATATCTAAAAAAAATGCGGACATATATAATTTATTTTATATAGGACATAATTATTATTTGCATGGGCTATTATTTATTATAAGCTTATTAAAAATTTTAATAATATATAGAACTTGTTATTATCATCTACTATAATTATGGTTATAATCTTATTGAAAATAAGATTATACATAAAGTGTGCTTCTTAATTAATAATTACGTGCATTAAAAAATAAAATTCATTTATTGCTATTTTCAGAGAAATTATATTAAATATTTTAATTACACTATACATATTATTATATATGTAGTATCTTATAGAATATATAATAATATTAATTATTTATTAAATTATAGATACTTCTGAAAAAATAAATAAAATATGTACCTTAATTTAATAAATTACTAATTTTTTTTTAAAATATATTTTATACATTTTTATTTGTATATATGCTATTGTATGTAATTATAAAAATTAATAACTATTAATTTTTATAATTATTAATACAATTTAATGAATAATTCACATAGCTAATAAAATTATTGGAAAGCATAGCTTTGTTTATATTATTTATTGTATAATTTATATCTTCCATAATATTGAGAACTTCGTTTATGTTTTAATTTTCTGAATAGTGTTTTCATTTCAGAAAAAACTAACTCAATGGGATTAAATTGAGGCGTATACGGAGGTAAATATTTTAAATATGATTATTCTTACAGGAAGCAAAGCTTTATTCTTTTAAAAGTTTTGAATGATGGATTCTTGCATTATTATGTAATATAGTTTTATATTTAAATATTTCTAAGTTTTCTTTAAAAAATAATAAATAAATATCACGTTTAACGGAACCATTAATAATTTTATTTGAAACAAAATTATCTTTATTTATAGCAGATAATAATGTTTTTCTTTCACGTAAATGTGTATGTTTATAATTTTTTGTTATAATTTCACCTTTTTTAAATAATCATAACGCGCGTAATCATTAACATAAAAAGAAGATTTATCAATAAATATATAATTTAAATAATTATTACTATTTTCAGAGAAAATATAAAAATTTCAGAAAAATTATAAAATAATTTTTTAAACCATAAATTAAAATATTTTGGAATGGAACGTAGTTTATTTTATTTTTTTTTTTAATTTTTTATAATTTCTATGGGGATGCAATAATTAAAGATTTATAATTTTTTTATAATTTTTCTGAAAATAACAATAATATAAAAATGTGAAATAATAATAAAAAATATTTTTAAAATTAATAAGCCATATAAATTATAATAATAAATACATATAGAAAACAAAACTAATGATTTAAATTTCTAAATTTATAATATTAGTTAATTATACTCATATATATACTATTTTGTATTTATTCTTCATCTGTTATGTCTTTTGTATTATCATTATTTATATTATCTATATTCATGTTTTTAATCATATCTTCCATATTAGCAGGATTCATTATATTATCCATATTAGCAGGATCCATCATATCATCCATATTCATATTTTTCATCATATCTTCCATTTTTTCTGGATTCATATTTTTCATCATATCATCCATTTTTTCAGGATTCATATTTTTCATCATATCTTCCATATTCATGTTTTTCATCATATCATCCATATTATCAGGATTCATATTTTTCATCATATCGCCCATATTCATATTTTTCATCATATCAGCCATATTATCTGGATTCATATTTTTCATCATATCAGCCATATTCATATTATTCATAGGATTAGTGTTAGTTTCTTTTTCAAGTTCCGGGTTATCTTCATATATTTTTTTAATAAACGGTTCATAAACTTCTTCAAGTTCTTTCTTTTTAGTTTCATATGTATCTTTATCTTGTAATTCTTTAACTGTTAATAATTCTTCTACATTAGTTAATTTATGATTTACTGAATCAGGTAATTTATCATTAATTTTTGAGTTGCTTATAGTTTTTCTAATTGAATAATAATAAGATTCTAAAATATTTTTTGCTTCAAATGATTGCTTATATTTTTCATCTTGTTCTTTATATTTTTCTGCTTCTTTAATCATAATTTCTATTTCTTCTTTAGTTAATCTACTTTTATCATTAGAAATATTAATTTTCTTTTCTTTCTTAGAAGATTTTTCAACTGCATGAACATTTAATATTCCATTAGTATCTACATCATAAGTTACCTCTATTTGTGGTTGTCCCCGTGGCATTGGTGGGATTTCGGTTAAATCAAATTCACCTAATAAATTACAATCTTTAGTTAATTGTCTTTCACCTTCATAAATTTTAATTGTTACGGCTGGTTGGTTATCACTATGTGTTGAGAATGTTTGCGATTTAGATGTTGGGATTGAAGTATTTCTAGGAATAATAACAGTCATAATTTCTCCGGATGTTTCAATACCTAAACTTAATGGTATAACATCTAATAATAAAATATTATCTAATACATCTGATTTAGTATTATTTAATATAGCACCTTGAACGGAAGCACCAAAAGCTACCGCTTCATCAGGATTAATAGATTTACATAATTTATCAATTTCAATATTAAAATAATTAGCTAGTAATTCTTGAATTTTAGGGATTCTAGTAGAACCGCCAATTAAAATTATTTCATGTATATCAGTTTTAGACATTTTAGCGTCTTTCAATGCACGATCTAATGGATCCATTAATTTTTGAAATAAATCTAAACATAATGTATCAAATTTAGCACGTGATAAAGTACATGTAAAATCTATTCCTTCATATAAACTGTCTAATTCTATAGTTGCATTAGTACATAAAGACAATTGTTTTTTTGCATTTTCACATGAATGATGTAATCTAGCTTTTATTTTATTTAATTTATCTTCAGGCATATTTGCAATATCAACTTTATATTTTTTCTTTAATTCATCTAAACAATGGTATATTAATCTTAAATCAAAATCTTCACCTCCTAATCTACTATTTCCACCAGTAGAACGAACTTCAAAAACTCCACTTTCTAAAGTTAAAATAGAAATATCATGTGTTCCCACACTTGTTATCTTGATTGCATTTAACAATCAATTCTTATGTTTTCACATAAGTTCAGACTATATCTTATTTAATTTATTTAAACAAATAGATTTTTTTATTTGATTAATTATATGATTCCAATTTTGGGGGGTTATTAAATAATATTTATATATTTTATTTATTTCGGGATATATAATATCATATTTAATATTATATTTAATATTATAATCTATATTATTATTTTGAATATCAATCATAATATCATTATTTATTTTAAAAGTTATTTTATAATTATATTCTTTATTTTCATAAATAAATTTAATACATGGTCCATTATTTATTATTATACCTTCTGAATGAATCCATTTAATAAATTTAAGTTCTAATTTAGATTGATATATAATTGGTTCATGTAATAGATTATATATTATTTTAATTTTAATATTTTTATTATTTAATAATTTACATTCATGACATAGAATATTACATGAATTTTTTAATTGATTTATATTATTTATTTTATATGGTTTATTACATTCATTACATTTAATTAATGGTTGATCAGGTTTAAAAATAGTATTATTTAATTTATCGTATATAACAGTTATAAATTTTATATTATTTTCTTTAAATATACTCCATAATTCATAATTATGTAAATCATTTTTATTACCATTACAGAAACCAATAATATTAGATTTAATTCTATTATAATCTATTTCTAATAAATGATTTAATAAATATGATCTTTTAAATTCATCAGGTAAATTATTAAATTCATTAATACTATCTTTATATTGTTCTATCAATGATTTATTTACTTTATTATTAATATAATTACAATTAGAACACTTAATAGAACATTTATTTATTTTTCTAATAAATTGAGTTGTAGATATAATATTATTAATATTACATGTTATACAATTATATTTTATTATTAAATTTGACTTTTTTTTTAACAAAATATTATTAATATATATTTCCCATACATGTATATTTTTTTTAGTATATTTTTGAGTATTATATAATAATTTCATATTATCTATATTTATTATTGTGTTAGTTTCTTTATTAAATATTTCATATATAGAATTTAATATATTTTCTCTCATAATGATCAATAATAACTATTTGTTTAAATAAAATTAAATTCCGGCACTCTTGGGAATAAATTCCTAGTCGTTGAACCTTCAACATATTAATATAATTAATATATTAACTTAGTTGCTTGGCTGCTGATGATCCATATATATTATTGTTTTTCAAACCGTCGCGCCTATTGTTTCCAATTACGCTGTGGTACAATAATCTTTAGGACTTTCCAGCAATTCACCGGATTCTTTAGATAATATATATTATCTAAAGGTGGCTTCTAACCACAGGTGGCAGAACTTTACCACCAGTATCAAATATAATAATATTTTTTTCTTCATTTGTATTTTTATCTAAACCATATGCTATAGCACTACTTGTTGGTTCATTAATAATTCTCATTACATTTAAACCTGCAATAACTCCGGAATCCTTAGTTGCACTCCTTTGTTTATCAGTAAAATAAGCTGGAACCGTAATAATAGCTTTTGTAATAGGATGACCTAAATAAGTCTCCGCATAACTTTTAAGATGTTCTAAAATCATAGCTGAAATTTGTTCAGGATAATATTTTTTAACTTCATTTTGATATTCAACTTCTACTTGAATACGATCATTAGCATCACCAATAACTTTATAAGTTAATTCAGTAATATCATTTTGTACATCTGAAAAATTTTTACCCATTAAACGTTTAATATCATAAATTGTATTTTTAATATTTTTTGTATATATATTTTTTGCTGCTTCACCTATTAATATTTCTGTATCAGTAAAAGAAACCCATGAAGGAGTAGTTCTATTACCTAAAGAATTAGAAATAATATCTACATTGTTATTTTTAAAAACACCAACACATGAATAAGTAGTTCCTAAATCTATTCCTATAATTTCTTGGCTAACTTCTATATTGGACATTACATATTTTATATAATAAATCTTTAAATATTTTAATTATAAAAAAATAAAGTATATTATTAATAATGGATAAAAAAAAAGAATATAATTCTATTTTATCAACTTTTGATCCTAAAAAAGGATTTGAAATGTTTAATATAGCTTCTACACTTGATGGGTTTGAATTAATTAATTTTATAAATCAACATAATTTTCCAATTAATTATACAAATCAAGATAATGATAATTTAATTCATTATATTTTAACTCTAGAAAATCCAACAGAAAATGCAAAATATGATATTATTAAATATTTAATTAAAAATAATATTGATATAGAACATAAAAATAAGTACCATCAAACTCCATTACATATAGCATGTAAATTACAATATGAAAATATTACAGATTATTTATTAACTTTAAAAGTAAATCCTAATATACAAGATATTTATGGACAAACACCAATGCATTATATATTAAAAGGAAATCTTATTATTGAAAATAATAATAAAAATGAATTTGCAAACTTAATTAATATGCCTACAAATATTGATGATAAAAAAGTTAATGATATGAAAGAACTAAAAAAATTATTGGTAGGTTATGTTATTCCGGATAGCCACGAAAATGTTGTCAGTAATATTGAGATACCTGAACCATCTTCTAATATTGATAATAATATATTAATATTATGTAAAATTATAATCAATATAGAAGATGTGAAATTTTATAATCATTTTGAATATACAGCTAAGACATATCCAGAAATAAACATACAAAAATATGAAGAATTTATAAATAAGTTTATTAAAAATAAATTAGACAGTTATACAACATATCGTAATAGATTAATTAAATTATATAAATTAGACAATCAATTAATACAATTCCCATTTTTATTATATACAGATGTAGAATATATCAAAAGTAAATATAAAAATATATTTAAGGACCCTCCTGAAGAATTAAATATTACAGAAGGTTATTCAGTATATGAAGATATATGCAAGATCAATGATGATTTAATAGATATTTACGATAAGAAAATAAAACATTTAAATGATATATCTATAGAATACATTAAATTAAAAATACATAAATTATTAAATCAAGATATTAAAAATGTTATATCATTATACAATATATATATTAATATAAAATATATTAATATATTTGTTTTAATTAATAATATAAATAAAGCTTATGATATTAATTTATTAACACCATATGGTAATCATTTAGATATGAATATTACTAATATTAGTATTATAAATAAATATATTACAAATACTATAAATAAAGAAATACTATGGAGAATATATTTAATAGATGCAATATCATTAAATGATGGAAACAATATATATAAAATAATTGATGATAATGTAGAATATACTAGTATAAATAATGTTCCAGATATAATTAAACAAATTATAAGTTTAAATCCAAAAATTAGTACTGAATTAATTATTACATACTTATATTATACCGACATAATTAAAAATAGTAATGAGAAACGTATTGAAGATCAGATAATTACTTTTAATAAGTTGTATAAAAAACCAACTCTACAAAACTCTCTCAATCAAAATATAATTAATTTTTTTATATCTGGTATGTATAATGAAAAAAACAATGGTAATGTGCATTATATTAACAAAGATTATTACAAGTTGGAAGATACTATATGGTATAAGTTGAATAGAGATACATGGAATAATTCTATTACAGATGACGAAAAAAAACAGATTGATGAGTATTTAATTAAAATCGAGACCAATAATACGGAGAACCATAATGGGAAAGGAAAGGGGAAAGGAAAGGGGAAAGGAAAGGGGGAAGGAAAGGATAAAGGAAAGGATAAAGGACATGAGAAAGGAAAGAATAAAGGAAAGGGGAAAGGAAATGATAAAGGAAAGAATAAAGGAAAGATTTTAAAAGGATCAAAGGACGGAATGGGGACAACATGGGAAGAAGAATATGATGATAAAGAATGGACAGGACAGGGGGACGGAATGAGACAATCATGGGAAGATGTGGAGGAACAAGAGTGGGGCGAACAGAAGGACGGAATGGAGACAACATGGGAAGCATATGATGATACAGAATGGAAAGATCAGGGGGGCGATATGTGGACAATACGGGAAGAAAGATATGAGGAAGATTTGCAGGAAGAAAATGATGACACAAAGAGGAACAAAGATGGGAAAAAAAAGTGGGTACCAAAAAAAGGGGGATGTGGGGAGAGTATGAAGATGAACTTACATAATCTAGAAGGGGGCGCGATATCTGATGATTGGTGGGGGATTAAATGGCTGGAAGAATTGCATAGTCAGATTACCAATATAAAAGAAAATCCAGATACTGAAGATATTGATTATAATGAAGTATATGAAGATATTAAAAATTTTTACAAGGACCTGACCTCCCAACTAGTATCACGCGATTATGACTGGTCTATGTTGAATAACTGGTATACAGATATGGAAGCCATCATAACTCTAGAAACTAAAACAGCTATCAATATTGATGAGTTGTGCATTAAAATAACACACATGATTAGTAATATTCCAGGTATATTAAAACAAATTAGAGAAATGCAAAAAACAATGTTTGAAGAATTGTTTAATAAATGGCTACCGGAATTTATTAATTTCCTGAACACTCTTAATAGTTCCCCGAATGATATATGGCTTGAATATAATCAGCCTTACTTGTTTTATTATATTAGTTATATGGAATACTTATTTAATGTTATATTAAACTACATGAAACCTAAGGAGGATGAATATAATGCTTATTATAATGATATATCTAATAATATACATAAAATATATACAAATTATAATAAGGAAACTATACAGAGGCTGAATACCACACTACAGAAATTATATGAATGGCTTGATAATATGATAACTGAATACATGAAGAAAGATGTACTGGAACATCCGACAGAATATCCAATTGCAGAATCCTCCAAATCAGATACGCCATTAGACCCAACAACACCGCCAGAATCCGAACCAGACATTCCCATGCCATTGTTATATACAACGAAAATGAAAATTCATCCAGTATATAATGATAATTTTATATTACTTTATATATATTTTATTTTATTAAAAAAACCAGTTAATTATTATTATATTTTTAATTTAATTAACATACGAGATATTTTTTATAGTATTTCTAATATGTTTATTACGGATTTATCAATTTTTAATAATTATAATCATAAAAAATCATATAAAACTATTAATATGCATCCATTGAAATTATTAGATAAAATTATTGAAAGAAATATTTATAATATTGATAATGAATATTCAATTGATAAAATTAAAAACACTTATAACGATATCAATAATAATATTGATACTACATATAATACAATAAATAAATCATTAAATATACAAAATTTTTATTTTACAAACAAAAATAAAATTAAAGAAATTATATATAATCATTTAAATTATTTAAAAAAAAATGAAAATATAATATATCATAATTATAATAAAATAATATCATGGAAATCACCAATTCATGAGAACGGAATTATTATTAATGGAAATTATTTATATTCTATTAATAATGATTATAATAAATTAATTAAAAAATTAGAAAACATTTATAATAATTTAGATACATTTCAATTAAATTGGTTAAATAATAATAATTTAAATTTATTTAATAATATGTATGGTTATTTTTATAAAAAATATATTAATTACGACTATTTAATAAAAAATAATATATCTAATAACACTTTATTAAATATTAGTTATAATGTATCTGAAGAATATATAGAAGAATTAAATAATTTAATAATGCCTGATATTAAATTAAAATTAGCCATTACTAATATATCTGATATTATAGATTTTGATAATTTAACTTATTGCGGTGGTATTAGAAATATAAAAATATCAGAAATTAATGAATCATATATTGATAATATATATTATCATATATATAATAATATTGAATATATATCGGATGGTGCAGTTTTATGTATTCAATATATATTAAATAATGAATATTTTGACATTGAAAAAATTTTATCAAAATATACAACAGAAATAATTATTTGTAAATTAACTAAGTATATATTTGAATATGATAATCATGAGTTTACTAATAAATACTCAATAGATACTAAATATAGAAAAAGTTTAATAATATATGAATACTATCTTAAATTAATAAGCGAACATCAACTTAATAATGAATATTATGAGCTTGATTGTTTAATATTATTTTTAATTGGTGCATATGAATATTATCCTAATAATTTAAAAAATGGTTTTTTAACTATGTTAAAAATACATATGACACCATCCTCAACATTTACAGAGTATATTGAATTAATATTAACTGATTTTGATGAAAATTCAAAATATATTAATCCTCTTCCTCCTGAAGTATGTAATAAACTAAATGACATTAATGAAACTAATAAATCTGATATAATTACTAATATTTTATTACATTATGAAAAAATGAATTATAAACCATTAAAACAAACAATTATAGATATAATATTTATGATTAAAAATAATCAAAATATATATAAATCTATATCGGTATTTAATAATATACATTTTAGAAATGATTTATTAATATTACCTAGTTTTTATTCCTATATTAATCATATTGATATTATCAATAGTACGGATATATATAATAGTTTTGAACATTTTAAATTTGCACATATATTTGGTTTATATTATGAAGGATTATTATTTCCTATTAATTTTAATCTCAATAATATGATTTATTATGAAGATATAGTTTTATATTTTAATATATTATTTAATAATCAAACTTTAGAATTACAAAAATATAAATATATAAATTTATATAATAAACCTATAATATTAAATTATTATTTAAATTTTAATGTTGATGTAAGAGATAATAAATATAATATACAATATAATAGTTATTTAAGAATGCCTACATGGCATTCTTATTTTTTACTTACACTATATAAAATACTACATTTTAATAATCAAATTAAATTTTTAATTAATATTATTTTAAATCATTTAAATAAATTCTTAGAATGCAATGAAGAGTATAATATAAATTATATTCATACCATACTGAAAGATAATTTTATAAAAATATTAATTTTTCATAAATCATTAAATTATTTTTATAAAAAATATGAAAATGACAAATATGATATTAAAAATAAAATAAAATTATATGAATCTAAACTAGATAGCACTAATAATAATATTTTGAAAACAATAATACATAAAATAGATAATTTAAATATGAATAATATTATAAGTGATATATCAAATATATTAAATTCTATAATGGCAAATCGTTTTATGTATTTATATTTTAAAAATAATATTACTTTATATCAAGATATTAAATATATAAATTTTAATAATAGTAAAGATTTAGATATATATAATTATCATATAGTAAATATATTTGTTAATTCAAATGATAACAATATTACAGTTCATAGATTAATACATAATATTAATTATACTAATAATTATAATACTTTTATGTTTAAGAATACAATAATAAAAAATATTAATATCCCAGATGAGTTTTCTTATATATATATTATATTTCTCAATTTATATATTTATTCCATTAATAACAATACCCTATATAATTCTATACTAAATAATATTATAAAAAATAAAAATAACGACTATCAAATAGCATTATACAATTATTGGGAAGACTTTCATAATAATGATGATAATTTGAGAATGACTAAATTTTATATAGATACTAATAATACTATCGATAATAAAAAGGAAAATGAAATGAGAATTATATTAAGACCACCACCACCACCGTCACCATCATCGCCACCACTAACATCACTAACTGGTGGTAGTCCTGAGTATGACTCAATAAAACTTTTTAGATTATCTTTTCATGAATTAAATATATATATAAATATTTATAATAAATATAAAAATATATTTTATATATTAAAATATTATTTAATATTTAAATGTAACAATGATACAACTATTATAGAAAATATTAAAATAATTATAGATAAAATAGATTATATCACATATATTTTAGAATATTTAAAATTAAAAATAATTAGCCTTAAAAAAAATTATGAATTATTATTAAATAAAATATCAGAAGATCAAAATTCTATTATAATAGAAGAATTAAGAAAAACTAATTATTTTAATGTTGATCATATTATAACTCAACTTAAAGAACAACATATAATTTATATAATAGAACATGATACTACATTAAATAATTTTATATATAAAAATATAGATAAATTATCTTTATTAAAAATATATTATGAACTTATTAAATATGAAAAATATAAAATAATAGAAATAGAATCTGAAGAAAATAAAAATAATTTATTAAAAATGAATTATAAAAATAAACTAATACAATCTATATATAAATTAAAATCTGAACTAAGCAATTCACCCGATGGTCATGATATACAAATACAAAATAAAATATCAAAATTAAAAGATAATTTAAATAATATTAAAAATACAAAGGATAATAAATCTATAGATTCAAAAGTCAATATAGGATTATATCAAATATATGTAAATTCTCATGATTCATCAATAAATAACCTAACATTTGAAAATATTATTACAAAATTTTTTAATAAAACTCAAATAATAATATTATATAATGATATAAAAAAATTTCAAACTTATATTATAAATATAATAAATAAAATTCATAATTATTTAATACAAATAAGACAAAATGATTCAATAATTATAGAAAATATTGATAAAATTGTATTAAAATTAATTATAAAAATTGAAAAAATATCTGTAAAATATAAACATATAATTAATAGTATAAACGAAATTCACGAATCAATAAAATATATTATGATAAGTTATAATATTATTTTAAAAACAGAAAACATATTATTAATATTTATAACATTAGTAATAACATTTTTTAATTTACTTAAATATTATAATATTTCAGATATAAATGTATTAAAATTATTACCTATAATAACCAATACTAATTTATATGAATCAAATATAATATTATTAAATGGAATTAATAAAATAATAATCCAAAATGAAGATATAATATCAATAATTAACGATAAATATTTAGATCTTAAAAATATATTAAAATCGTCAAATAATAAAAATAAAATATATGAAATTATTATAGATCAAATACAATATATATCATTAAATATTTCTAATATTACTAATCAATTAAATAATACTAAGCAAATAATAAAAAATATTAACTTAATACAATATGATGAACATATAATAGAAAAAATTATTTTATATAAAGATTTATACAAAAATATTTTTGAAAAACAAAAACATATAAATATAAAAATATATAAACTACAAAATTCATTAATTTTACATAAAAATAATAATGAAATACAAATAATTAAATTTAAAATTAATGAAATAATTAAAAATACTACAGAAATTATACAATATGCAACTAACAATATACAACAAATTACTCCTATAAAAAATAATTTTAATATTACCCAACAAATAGAACAAATTAAAAATTTATATAATAATATTTCTAATTTTATTAACATAATTGAAAATAATATATTATTATCTTCAGAAAATATTACTGATATTGAATTACAAAATAATATAAAATATATATTTTTAAAAGCAAAAAAAAATATATATTCGAGATATATAAGTCGTTTATATTTTATATTAACTTATATACAAACTGAAACAAATGATAATTATATAAAGTATTATGAAGTGTTTATTAATATTATTGATAAAAATGTTATTATATTACCAATTATAGATACTACTATTAACACCATTAAAGAATATATAGAATTTATTAATACTAATAATAATTTAAATAAATTATCATTTTTAAATATATCATTATTATCTAATTATAAAGTAGATCTCAAAAATGATTTTTCTATAACAGATGACGAAATACATAAAATAAAAAAATGGAAAAATCTTATACGAAAAAATTATATAATAATAAGAAAACAAATTAATGATTTCCAATTAATATATTTTTATATTTCCCAATTAATACTTAAATTAAATGATAAAAATATTGATGATTTAGTATCAAAATTAAATAATTGGATTATATTAATTCAATCTAAAGATATAATTAATATAATTGAAGACATAATAATAAATTTAGATATGATAAGGTCAGTTTCAACATATATATATGATATATTAAATGGTGATAATATTTTATTATATGATATATTTAATATTGAACAAAAAATAGATTTTTTATTATCTAAAAAGTGGCAATATGAATTTTCACATTTAAATTTATTAAAAAAATTAATATATCAATTAAAAAAACATATACACCCGTATAATATAAAACAGTTTGATTCATTATTTCCTATTGATATCATAAATAATATTTTTAATAATATAGATTTTAATGAAGATATTATATTTAATAATTTATCTATATCCAGTATACTAATTAAAATAAAAATATCATCGTCCCATTCATTAACTAGTATTTCTATTAATGAACCTAATATAAATATAATTGTTAATAATATAGTATTATTATTAAATACTGGATTATCAACAGCTAAATTATCTAAAATTGATTTTCAAAATATAATTAATAATTATATAGATACTAATTTATTTTTTCAAATTTTAAAAAAACATTTAAATAATGATTTTCAAATTGAAAAATCTATAATTAATATAATAAATAACATAAATAAAATTATAATTAAAATAGAATCTATACCAAGTAAAGCATATAAATATATGATAAATATATCAAATTTAAATAATAATTCAAGTATTTATGCGGTATCTAATATAGTAGAAATACACGTATCAAAAATATTAGATATAGTAAAAAATATACTTACTGAAATTATTCCTTCTAAAACAAATATAGATAATATATCAGAAAAAATATTAAAAATTACTAAATTAATAGCAGATTCTATTTTTCATGGTGAATGTATTGCAATTGAAACGTGTATAGATAAAATTAATAAATTACAATATTTAGATTCTAATTCTATATCAAATATTTATTATATTATATCTATAACTTCAAAAATTATTGATTATTTTAATGATTTGAAAATATTTAATTTTATAAATGAAATTATATCTAATATTGCAGATATAAATATATATATATCTACATTAAACACATATAATTATAATGTTAATATAATAACTACCGCAAATAATGCTGTTTCAGATGCTATTAATACTGTACCTTTAATAGATAATACATTAAAATCAATATTTAATACAACTATAGCAGTTTATAATGCATCTATAGAAGTTGCTAAAGTTGCAGTCCTTTTTCCTGAAATGACAAATAAATCTACAATGGTTACTAATGAAACTACGGAAGTTATACAATATATAGTATCTATTATTTCTAATAATAAGTTATTAAAAAATATTTCTAATATAACAATATTAGATATATATAAAGAATATAATAATGAAGAAAATAATATATCATTAATAACATTACCATTTTATAAATTAGAAGAAAATTTTAAATTTATATGTAGTTATTTAGATAAATTACATAATAATTATAAAAATATGATAATTGGTGAAAAAATAGATTTTACAGATCATATAAATACTTTTTTAAATATAATTAAAATAAATAATATTATGAAAAATCAAATTAATTCACAATTAAAATATATAAAAGAATTAGAATCTATTAAAGAACAAATAACTCCAGAAAACTATGAAAATATAAAATTATTATATGAAGATATACTAAATATATATGAATTTATTAATAAATTTAATATAGAACTAAATTTATTATCTAGATTAGATTATGAAAATGATATATATATTCAATCAGTATATGAACTAGAAAATATATATACTAATTTTATTAATACACGAAGTTATGATAATACACGAAGTTATGATAATACACGAAGTTATGATAATACACGAAGTTATGATAATACACGAAGTTATGATAATACACGAAGTTATGATAATACACGAAGTTATGATAATACACGAAGTTATGATAATACACGAAGTTATTTTAATACAATAAAAACAGAACTACATTTACTAGAAAATATTCTAGTAAATCCAAAATTAGAATTAGAATTACAAATAACAAATATTGAAAATAAACTTATAGAATTATATGAAACATATAAAAGTATACAAGATAATATAATAAAAATGAAAAAAAATTATAATATACAAAGTAATTTATATAATATTCATTTTATAAAATATTATAATGACATAGATAATACCATACACGAAGAACAAAATAAAATAGATTTAGAAAATACTACACATAAGTTAAAAATAGAATATGATAAATATAATAATGAATTAATATATTTAAATTTAATAGAAGAACAAATAATAGAGTTAAAAAATAAAATAGACAAATATAAGATATGTATTAATGAATTTGATTTAGAATATAATTATGATATAATGTATGATTCTATAAATAATATAAAAATGAATGTATTTATGGGTCAACTAGCAAATTATATATATACTGAATCAAATTCATTTAAATTATTAATAAATATATTAAATACAGGTATATTAAATTATTTACAATCTATGAAAATAATACATAAAATAGAAACATTAATATATATAAATAATAATTTTATAAATTCTAATAGTCAACATATTAATTTAGATATATCAGAATTAAATACTTTAACTAATTATATAAATTATGTTTACGATGAGAATGATCAACAAATATTTTTAACATATATAAATGAATTAACAGATCAAACTAATATTATATTTAATGAAATATTATTAATTCATTATAATGAACAATCTAATATATCACATACAGGAGGAAGTATTAAACCTATTATTACTTCTGAAGAAGTAAATATATTTTTATCTATAGAAAAAAATATATTATTTAATTATAATAAATTAAATTCAAATATTTATAATAAATTATTAAATCAAAAAATATATAAAAATGATAATAATATAAATAAATTAGTATTATTAAAATATGATAAGTTTACTGAAATAGAAGAAATAATACACTTTCAGACAAATGAAAATGATAATATAATTCAACAAAATAATATCATTCAATCTGGCGGCACTATAATTGAATTAGATAATATAGGATATAACCATGCATTTTTGGATAGTTATTATAATAATGTATTTGATAAATTAGATAATAATATTAAAACTTCATTATCTGCGCCATTATATGTGCCATTATATGACAATTTATATGATTTTTATATTTATACAACTATTTATTTAATTACCACCATATATGATAAATATAAACATGAAGAATTTATTAGAAATAATGATCCGTTATATATAGCAAAATTAATTGAAGAAATTATTATTACACAAATAAATATTTATATTGATCAAAATATATTAAATATATTTATTAAAGAATTTAATTTAAACACAGAACATATGAATATAGAATTTAAATTATTTGATACTAAAAAAATAAGTATACCTCCAGTATATAGTATATATGAAGATAAATCTGTAGTAGCTACAGATCACGCACACATAGATAAATGTTATATATATCCAAATGATTTAAATAATATTATAGTTAATAATAAAAAATATATTTTAAAAATTAATTTAAAAATTATTGATTTATTATATAATGCAAATATAAATTTTTCTATAGCTACTTTCAATGGTAAAATTACTATTAATGAATTAATTAGAAATTATAATAATACTGTAATTAATTATATATTAGATAAAAAATATATTAATAATAATATATTTAATATATATATTAAATCATTTATAAAACAAGAATTAGTAGATATTATAAATAAATTATTAATAAATGTTAATACAATAAATGACTTTTTAAATAATATTGATATTAACTTATATAATAATATACTTAAATTAATAAAAGATGATGATTTATATTATAATAATATTTTAAAATATATTAAAGATAGTTTTCATATTGTAACTTGTAAAATTATAAATAAAGTCATGAAGACATCTAACCAATTTATAATAGATCAGTTAGAAGAAAAAATATCAAATACCATATCACATAAATTAAATTATAATTATATAATAAAATTATGGGAATTTTATTTTACTAAAAGTATTACTAAATATACTACTACCAATAATATAGAAATAGATAATATAATTACGTATATAAATACGAAAGATCACTCTTTAGATGATATATTAAATAGTAATTTAAATAGTAATTTAAATAATATTATTAATTTTTATAATTTATTAAATGAAACTATTAAATATGATATAGATCAGAAATATTTATTAAATTTATATAAAAATCTTAATATTTGTGATATTCAAAAATATTTTGATAATTCTAAACATATAAAATCTGACCTATTAACTTATATATTTGAAATAATATCAAGTGTATGTAAATTATTAATAGGAAATAGTATAGAACAATGTATGAAAGAAACATTGAATAAATATTTTGAAGAAAATACAGTTAATGATGATAATAATAAGAATTATGTTGATATTATATTATATAATCAAATATATACTAATACTATAAATAAAACAGATATACCCACAGAACTTAATTTATCTTTAATAGATATTTTATATAAAATTATATGTCCTAAATTAGTATCAATTACATTACAAATATTTGATTCTCAATCTGAATATAATGGTTATATTCATGAGTCAGTTAATGATATTTTAAATAATTATTTTCAATTATTAAATAATTATGATAATATAATTCCTGCTCATATTATAAATTTATTTACCAATAATATTACTTCATATTTTGATATATTTACTACAAAAATAATAACATTATGGTTAGTAAATATAGAAAATATATTAAGATATATAATTAATATGCATAAATGTATAAAATGTTATTGTATAATACATAATATAAATACAGAATAATATGATATTTGTTAAAGTTATATATTTAATTATTGTATTCTAAATGTATCTAAAATTTTATTTATTTTTATTATTATACATAATAATAAAAATAAATAAAGCTTTCTTAAATGTAATATTATTATAATATTACTATTTTGAATATATTATAATAAATATTAATTAGAACATCTGATAATATATAAATAAATTATACTTTTCTTAATAAATAGTTTTTTATTAAATAATGATAATTTTTTAAGTCAAACCAATTAATTTTATGTTTTTTTACATATAATCTTAATAATTTATAAATTAGTTTATGTCCTTTAGATGATTCAATAAGTTCTATATTATTATGAGTTTTTATTTTTTTATCATTAAGCCATTTAATAACTTTATTATGATAAAAATCTGTTAATGAATTACGTAATTCCATATTTTTGTTTACATTTAAATATTTTATATCAGAATAAAATAAAGGTGCGGAAGTTGTTATATTATTAATACGATACATATATATATATATATATATATATATATATTTTCTGTAATATATAATTATAATTCTAATTGAAAGTATATATAATAATCTTTAATTAAATTAAATTCAAAATTATTTATATTTTTATTATGTATCCATTTTTTTACAAATGATTTTATTTCATTTTGTGTAAGATATTTAGTAAATTTATAAACTTCATTATATTTAGTTAATATATATATTAAGGGTGATATATCTTTTTTAAGTGTTGATAAATTATAAATTATCCAACAATTTAATAATCTTTCTAAATTATAAATATTTATAATATCATTTTCTAAAAATATATTTTCTATATCTTCAATATTTTTTATATTATATAAATTTAATATATATTCTTCTTTAATTTGAATAGGTGGTATATAATTAATGGATTCTATTGATGAATTATTCATATATTTTTTATAACTAGAATATTCATTAATTATTCTTTTATTCATTACATATTAATATAAAAATAAATTTAAAATAAAATTATTTAAAATTATTTTTTTAAATAATTTTATTTTATTTAAATGTTATAAAATAATATATATTATTAATTAAATATGAATAAAAAATTATATTTAATATCCGAAAGAATAGAATATATAAAAAATATGTTAAATAATAATATGGATTCTATTATAAATTTTAAAAATACTACTGAAGTTATAACTAATTCAACAGATATAAGAGAAATATTATCTAAAAAATATATTGACTTTAGTACTGCTATTAATATATTAGGTGGTAAATTACTATATATTAAAAGTGGATCTACCGGTCATACTTTTAAAGGTGTTCATTTAATTGATGATTCTATAGATAATACAAAAGAACCATATGCATTAAAAATAGTTGCTTATCCTAGAAAAGAAAACTATGGTGATATGTATAATATAAATCGTCCCGAAAATACAGAGATAATTATGATTAAATTATTATCTCAATTTGTAATTAATAATCAAACACCACATATAGTTTTACCAATAACAACATTTAATACAAGTATTAAACCTTTTTTAAATTTAACAAAATCTAATATCATAAATAATAAAAAATTTGAACAATTTATAGAAAAATATGAAAAAGGAGAATATTATCAAAATGTATCTATATTAGTTAGTGAATGGGCTAACGGGGGTGATTTATTAGATTATTTAAAAAATAAATATAAAACATTAAAATTTAAAGATTGGCAAGTTATATTATTTCAAATATTTTCTGTATTAGCTATAATACATTCTAAATATCCATCATTTAGACATAATGATATGAAAGCAAATAATATTTTAATTCATCATACTTATATTGATGATACTAATAAAAAATATTTATATAAAATTAATAATCAAAAATATATAATTCCAAATATTGGATTTCAAATAAAATTATGGGATTTTGATTTTGCATGTATTCCTAATGTTGTAGATAATGCTAAAGTATATGCAGCATGGACTAATAAAATAAATATTAGTCCTGTTCAAAATAAATATTATGATATTCATTATTTTTTTAATACATTAATGAGAAAAGGATTCTTTCCAGAATTATTAAGCTCTCCTCATGTTCCTTCTAAAGTTAAACATTTTATTAAAAGAATTATTCCTGAAAAATATAGATATGGTAAATATATTACTGAAAGAGGAAGATTATTAGTTAATGATGAATATTTATGTCCGGATGATGTTCTTAAAAATGATATATTTTTTAAATCATTAAGAATATAAATATTTTTATAATATATTAGAACTTTTTTATTTTTAATAATTATATTAGAATTTATAAAAAAATATAATAAATATTATGTACATAAATTTATAATTTATGTTATTTAATTTATGAAAAAATATTTTTTCTTAAATATATAAAAAACATATTATTATCTATAATATGTGTAGATTATGATTTTATAATAAATAATTTTTATTATACTAATTATTTTTAATAAAATAATAATAATTATTTAATAATTAAACTTAATATCAATATTTAATTTTATTGGTTTACTTTTTTTTACACGATTAGGTGTTTTAATATATTCTTTTGCATTTTCATTTTGTTCAATTGTTATAGCTACAATTTTTTCATACTCTTTTATTGTATTTGGTACAAATTGTAATGCTAAATAATTTTGTTTAACTGCAATAAATGCTATTTTATTTAATAATTTATTATTGATACATGCAAATTGTAATGCCATACCATTATTTGTAACTGCGGCTGATACTATATCATAATTTGATTTTAATTCACTGTGTGCAAATTCTAATGCCATACCATTATTTTTAATTGCCACTGACACTATCTCAATATCTTTTCTATCTTGATCACTTAAATATTTAAGTGCACATCCAAAACGTTCTAATGCTTTTAATATAATATTTTTATATATAAGATTATTTTCATATGGAGATAATATTAATTCCCGAGAATATATAAATGGTACAATATAATATAAAGCTGTTTCATCTGTACTAATAATAAAATATAACATTCTTTTAGTAAACCATGAATTTAGTAAAATTTTATTATTTTGTTTAATAGCTGTCATTATTAATGTAGTATCTAACATATCTATATATTCTAACATATCACTATTTTGTTGAATTAGATATACTAAAAATTTTTTATTTTTTTTTAATTTTGCAGGTATATATTTATATATTTCTGTATATGGATACATTTCAAAAAGTTTCATCATAAAATCTATATTTTCTAGTAATTCTGGATGTATATATTTTAAAATATAATAATTTGTATCATATGATAATAAATTTAATATATACGTTTCATTTTTTCTTATATCTTCACTATATAATAAACATTCTGGATATTGTTGACATACTTTCCTCACAATATTAATATTATTTCTATATTTTTCAGATATATCCTTAAATATATAATTATTATAATCTAATGCTTGATTTATTATGTCTTCATCTTCATATAAATTATTATTAGTATCTTTAAGATATTCTATTATATTTATATGTTTTTTAGCTGCAATTAATATATTTTTTTTAGTATGATATTTTACATCTATAAATTCTATTGCGTTTCCATTATTTGTTAACGCTTTTACAATAATATCTTCATTTGATTTTATTATATTACTAAAATATTCTATATATAAACCATTTTTAGATACTAATTGTGCTGCTACTGTTTCATTTGATTTAAATTTTTTATTTGCATATTTTATAGCTAATGGATTTTCTTTAATTGCTGCAAATACAATAATATCATTAGAATTCATTTCATCACTTAAATATTCTAAACACGTACCATCTAGTTTTACTACATTTAATGAAATATCTATGTTTGATTTACAATTAAGACCCGCATATTTTATAGCATGTGGACAATTACTAATGGCAGCCATAACCATAGATTCATCATCACGTAAATTTATAGATAAATATTTTAAATAATAACCATTTTTGGAAACTACTAACATAATTAAATCTTCGTAATTTAGTTCTATTAATTTTTGAAAAGGGATATATTTATAATTTTGTTTTATAACCTCTTTTAATATAAATCTATTATTTAATAATGATTTATCTACATAATCATATGCTTTATAATTATATCTCACAGCTATACATGCTATTCTCTGATCATTTTTCAATTCGTCTGAGGCATTCTTTAATTCCTTATAATTATATTTAACAAGTTCTATTAAAATATTACCATCAGTAATTATTTGATTATTATCAAAATAATACATATGAGTTAATAAATGTATTTTTAAATACTCTTTATAATCTAATAAATCTAGTGGATTATCATATGAAAATACATTTATATATATATTTATAGGTGTGTTAGCTATTATTTGATTATTATAATATTCCATTAGAAGAAAACAAAATATTAAGATCTCATCATCTTGTAAAAAATAATATAATATGAAACTATTATCTAAATCTAAATGATCATATATATCAGTCCATTTTATTTTAGGGTGTACTTCTTCATATTTATTATTTTTTAATATATCAGATACATTATTTTTTAATAATAACATATATGTTAACTGTTGAGATTGTATTTTGTTGTATATTGCATCTAAAATTTGTTGACAAATATTATTTTCACTAATAGAAGAAATATTAACTGTACAAAAGTTTTCATGGGTTAAATTATTTAATATATTTATATCTATATTACATAAGTCTTTTAATAATCTTAAATATTGTGGAGTATTTAGTAAGGCGTTCATTGAAAAATTAATAAAATATAGAAGACCGTTAAATAAGACGTTTCAAAGCATAAAACTTGAGCCAAAATGGCTACGGTAAAATTTATATTTAAAAATAAAAAATAAAAAATTGATTTATCAATTTTTTATTTTTTATTTTTAAATAAACGAAGTTCCAAATTTTATCCCAAGTTAAAAAAAATAAAAATAATTAAAAATATATAGCAAAGCTATATATTTTTAATTATTTTTATTTTTTTTAACTTCGGTGGTTTAGTAAAATAATAATAAAAAAATAAAAAATTGATTTATCAATTTTTTATTTTTTATTTTTAAATAAATGAAGTTCCAAATTTTTTTTAACTTCGGTGGTTTAGTAAAATAATAATAAAAAAATAAAAAATTGATTTATCAATTTTTATTTTTTTATTATTATTTTACTAAACCATCCCTAATGAAAATATATTATTTTTATTGTTAAGTTCAAAAAAATTATAAAAATTTCAGAAAAAATATAAAATAATTTATAAATTTTAAATTATTGCATCATCAAAGAAATTATATAAATTTAAAAAAAATAAAAAACTACGTTCCATTCCAAAATATTTTAAGTTATGCTTTAAGAAATTATAAAATAATTTATAAATCTTAAATTATTGCATCATCAAAGAAATTATATAAATTTAAAAAAAATAAAAAACTACGTTCCATTCCAAAATATTTTAATTTATGCTTTAAGAAATTATAAAATAATTTATAAATCTTAAATTATTGCATCATCAAAGAAATTATATAAATTTAAAAAAAATAAAAAACTACGTTCCATTCCAAAATATTTTAATTTATGCTTTAAGAAATTATAAAATAATTTATAAATCTTAAATTATTGCATCATCAAAAAAATTATATAAATTTAAAAAAAAAATAAAATAAACTACGTTTCATTTCAAAATATTTTAATTTATGCTTTAAGAAATTATAAAATAATTTGTAAATCTTAAATTATTGCATTATCAAAGAAATTATATAAATTTAAAAAAAAATAAAATAAATTGCGTTTCATTTCAAAATATTTTAATTTATACTTTAAAAAATTAATAATTTGTAAATCTTAAATTATTGCATTATCAAAGAAATTATATAAATTTAAAAAAATAAAATAAACTACGTTCCATTCCAAAATATTTTAATTTATACTTTAAAAATTATAAAATAATTTGTAAATCTTAAATTATTGCATCATCAAAAAAATTATATAAATTTAAAAAAAATAAAAAACTACGTTTCATTTCAAAATATTTTAATTTATGGTTTAAGAAATTATAAAATAATTTATAAATCTTAAATTATTGCATCATCAGATAAATTATACAAATTTAAAAAAAATAAAATAAACTACATTTCATTTCAAAATATTTTAATTTATACTTTAAAAAATTAATAATTTGTAAATCTTAAATTATTGCATTATCAAAGAAATTATATAAATTTAAAAAAATAAAATAAACTACGTTCCATTCCAAAATA